TAACACTACAAGGAGCCAGTAAATGACCCCTGCTGATTGGGCTGGAATAGCCGTATCCATAATTGCCATCGTGACTGGCTTTGCCGCTGGTGTGAGATGGCTAGTCAAACATTATCTATACGAACTCAAGCCCAATGGTGGGTCAAGTCTCAAAGATAAAGTGAACCACCTTGAAGACAAAGTAGATTTACTAATGGACCTAGTCAAGGAAGCATTGAGGAAATGAATGAAGAAAATTGTGAAGCAGGCCAGTCCTGCTGCGATTGCCGTCCTCCGACAGGCAACTGCCCTTGCACCCAAGCGCAAGAAAGCCTCCGACGGATTATTGCCTTCATCGGCACACATCAAACAAAGCCCTAACTCAGACCACAACACAGGTCTGGCAGTGGATTTAACCCACGATCCTAAATCTGGCATTGACTGTGCTGATATCTATGAGAAGTTAAAGAGTGATGTTCGAGTTTCCTACCTCATCTTCAATGGACGTATTTGGTCCAAAGAGAAGGGTGATAGGAAGTATACAGGTGCCAATAAGCACGAAAAACATCTGCATATCTCCATCAAGCAAGGTGGTTTTACCAGAGATACCCGTCCCTGGTTCCCTTGGTTGGGAGAACCCAAGGCTCTAGGCAAGGTCATCTCTAAGGTGAGCAGGCCGAAGGCGAAGAAAGAAAAACCAAGTCCAAAGGAGAATAACTAATGGACGCATTGAAGCAAGTAACCCTGACCTGGTTCCGTGCTGCAGCATCTGCTGCTATTGCACTCTACCTAGCAGGCGAGACAGACCTCAAGGTTTTAGGAACAGCAGCACTTGCTGGTTTCCTTGGACCAGTACTCAAGTGGCTAGATCCATCAGCCAAGGAGTTCGGTAGAGGAAAGAAGTAGTAGTGTAGTTCGGCTGCGAATACGGCCCTGGTCCCTTAATCGGGACTGGGGCCTCTTTTTTGTTGCCTAAAACAAGCTACAGGATACCCTTTTAAGGGTGGTTTTAAGGCGATTTGAGACACTTTCAGGCGGGGTTGGTATGAAGATATAGGTCTGAGGCTAAAAACGCCTCAAGTCGGGGGTCATTTACTTACGTTAACTCTGGCTTATCTATAGGGCAAGGTGCCTTCAGTAGGTTCCCGCAGCTAGCACACTGCACATCTAGGGCATACCAGCAGATTTCATAGTCCTCAAATTGGACATAAGTATTAAAAACTGTACAACCGCAGACGCATTGATGCGTCGGACCAACGGATCTAAGGTCAGTAGCTTGTACTGGTGGTAGACTATTTTTCCGCAGGAAGAGTAGACGGAGCCGCACAGACTGCCCTCACTTCCTTCGGCCCGTGAGGGCCGCCGTTTCTGTAATTCGCCTACGGCTCATATTGTAGAAACCGATGGGAGTGTCGCAGGTGCGACACGCCGTATGTGATGTAAAATTTTTTTGTGACTACATTAGTAGCTGTACAGACCGATGAAGGAGTCTGCCTTGCGGCAGACAGTCAGATAACCGAAGATAATCTACGGACCGTTAGTACTTCCACTCCGAAGATTATTCACGTCGGGAAGTACCTGCTGGGTATAACAGGTGATTCACGACCTGGTGATATCCTTGCCTATAACTGGACTCCGCCGAAATATACAGGCGCAGATCCTGTGCTCTGGATGGGAAAGAGAGTACTGCCGTCCATCATCGCGGCTTTCAAAGAGAATGGATACGACCCTTATGAAGCGGGCAAAGAAAAAGACTCAGGCTTCGACTACATTATTTCGTTTGCTGGCAATGCGTTCCACATTGCGTGTGACCTCTCGTTCATCCAGTCGGACTACGGGATTTATGGCATCGGGTCTGGTGGTCAGTTTGCTCTTGGTTATCTTTATTCTCATCTGGGTTCTATCAAACCATCTACTGTAGAGCGACACGCCCGACGAGCTGTTGAGATTGCGTCGGTCCTTGACGTCAACACTTGCCCGCCCATACAGTTGGTCACTCAATCTAAGGAGGGGTAATGCAGAAAGACTTTGGTTCACTGACTATTCACGTGAATCGTTATTATCTCAATAACTTTGCAGTTGGTATTGATTTCTACCAACTCAAAGAATGGAAGACTGACATACTAGAGGCTTCAGTATTACAGTTGAGTTTCTTATTTTTTAATGTTACCTTTACGAAATGGCACCGATGGATATAAAAGAACTTTTAGTCAAAGCTCTGCACGATAAAGAGAATAAACGTGGCAGATCTACACAGGTACAGATAGGCCCATCAGAACTTGGTGGTTGCCGTCGTAAGGTTTGGTATCGGTTGAATGGTCAACCAGAAACCAATGACAACGAGCTAAAGCTCGCAGCGATTATGGGTACTGCTATCCACGCTGCAATAGAGAATGCACTTGCTGACAATAAAGAAGTTCTATTGGAGCAGACTGTCGAATACGGCGGGATGAAAGCTCACGTAGACTGCTTTATTCCTGGGACAGGTGATGTTGTTGACTGGAAAACTACTAAGGCTAAGAACCTTAGTTACTTCCCGTCACAACAACAACGTTGGCAGGTACAAGTCTATGGTTATCTAATTTCTAAGTCTGGCTTGGGGAAGGTCCAAACGGTGAACTTAGTAGCCATACCTCGTGATGGGGATGAAAGAGATGTTCTAGTGCACTCTGAACCCTATGACGAATCCGTCGCGCTAGAGGCGCTCGCTTGGTTGGAAGCAATAAAAACATCGGACGCAGTTCCTAATCCTGAAAGGGATGAGAGCTATTGTAAGTTTTATTGCAAATACTACGACGCCTCTGGTGAGATGGGATGCGTTGGTCTAAAAAAAGAACGTATCAAAAACGAGCTACCTCAGATAGAGAATGAGGAAGCATCGCTGGATGCGCTGCACTACACACAGGTAGACCAGCAGATCAAAGATTTAGAGACAAAGAAGAACGAGCTACGCGATAAATTGCTCGGCATTACTGGAGTTACTTCAACTGGATATGAAGTCAAATGGACTACAGTCCAGAGTAATACGGTTGACAAAGATGCAGTGGAGAAAGCACTGGGCTTTGTACCAACCAAGCAAGGAAAAGAAAGCGCAAGGCTTTCGATTAAGAAAACAGGAGATAAGTAAATGGCTGCACCAGAAAACACAAAACTGCAGGTGAACTTCAAAGCACCTGATGGAACACTCGTTAATTTATATGCTGCCAATAAGGAAGAATTAGAGGCGCTTCTTACTGCAGCACAAGACTTCGCACCGCTTATCGGCAGTGTTAGTCAATCTTTCTCAGGCGCTAGACCTGCTGCTGCCGTACACAATCCTGCACCAGCAGCACCAGCGCCAGCAGGCGCTCACACCTGTCGTCACGGTGCAATGCGATACCAAGAAGGAGTAGGCGCTAAGGGTCCTTGGAAGGGCTATATGTGTGCATCAGCTAAAGGCACACCAATCGCTGAGAAGTGCCCAACAATCTGGGTCAGGTGAGTAAATGCGTGAGCCGCGTCAATACGAGGCTCCGCTATGTGCACAAACGGGAAGTGGAGATTCCTGGTTCCCCGAACCTGGTCAGGGATTATTCTTCGATACAACTTACGCTAGAAGTATATGTGGTAGGTGTATCCACCAAACTGAATGTGCAGAATGGGGAATCAGATACGAGAAGTTTGGTATCTGGGGAGGCCTTACTGAAAGAGATCGAAAGGTTATTAGACGTAAGCAGAATATAATTCTGCGAGAGGAGAATAGTGCTTAAGCTGTCCCGAGCTTGGAGCAGTGTCACCACAAAGGCGACACCACTACCTGATGTATGGAAAGATTTGAACCAGAAGCAAATTAAGTTTCGGCGCGGTCAAGTGTGTATGGTTGCCGCTGCACCTAACGCTGGTAAATCTATGTTTGCTTTGATTTATGCCATCAGGGCTAAAGTTCCAACACTGTTCTTTTCTGCAGATACAGATACTGCAACGGTAATGATAAGGGTTGCCTCGGCGCTGTCAGGTCACGGACAGGTCAGCGTCGAGACTAACCTACAGAACAACCCACGATATTACGATCAGTACCTTGGCAATATGTCACATATCCAATGGTGCTTTGATTCGTCACCATCGTTAGATGATATTGAACTAGAAGTAAAAGCCTATGTAGAACTCTATGGAGTTACCCCAGAGTTGATAGTGGTAGACAACCTGATGAATGTGGTTGCCGAACACGACAATGAATGGGCAGGCCTTCGTCAGATTATGATGGAGCTACACGATATGGCCCGTAAGACTGAAGCCTGTGTGATGGTATTGCACCACGTATCTGAGCAGGGTGAGTATGGAGATACCACTACTCCACCACAGCGCAGAGCCATTCACGGGAAGGTCTCGCAACTGCCTAGTCTGATCTTGACTTTAGGTTATAGCCCATCAGAGGGAACGCTTCGCGTTGCTCCAGTCAAGAATCGCTTTGGTCCAATGTATGCCAATGCTGGAGAATATGTATCGCTGTTTGTAGACTATGCAGTATGTCGCATTGAAGACTGTGATGATATAGGCCGAATGGTCAGACGTAACAACCCGTTAGTGAGGTACTAATGAATACCAACCTAGTAATTATCCCAGCTAGAGGCAGACCAGATAAAGCGCAGTTGGCCTTTGATGCGCTAAAGCAGAACAGCAAGATATCAGATTTACTCATCGGGCTAGATGAGGATGATGCAGATAACTACCCAGAGATAGAGGGTGTTATCAGAGAAGTCAACCCACGACTGCGTATGAATGGAACCTTGAACCTATTGGTCAAGAAGTATCAAGATAAGTACGAGACGATTAGTTTTATGGGCGATGACCATATTGTCAGAACAGAGAACTGGGATGGCCTGTTGTATCAAGGAATCAAGGAACGTGGTTACGGTATTTCTTACGCCAATGACTTGTTCCAAGGGGCAAATCTACCGACGATGGTAATGATGTCTACTAATATCAGCAAGAGCTTAGGCTTCTTTGCTCCACGCAGATTGATTCACTTGTATATGGATAACTTTTGGAAACTCTTTGGACAGATAACAGATTGTCTTGAGTATCATCCCGACGTCATCGTAGAACATATGCACTATATGGCTGGTAAGTCTAAG